AGAATTACCGACAGACGTTATCAAGTGGGCGAGAGGATGGGACCTTGCAGCCACATCCGAGGATGAAAAGGGCGACCCGGCATATACAGCCGGTGTTCTTATTGGCAAGAGGAGGAACGGACGTTATATCATTGCCGATGTTATCAATAAAAGACTTAGCTCGGCAGATGTCCGGGAGATAATAAAGCAGACCTGCATTACCGATAGGGCAAAGCACAAAAGAGTTTTCACAAGACTTCCGCAAGACCCAGGACAGGCAGGAAAGGACCAGGCGCAGAGTTTCTTAAAATTCTTAGCCGGTTTTACTGTTAAGTGCATCCCTGAATCCGGGGATAAGGTTACAAGAGCAGAGCCGTTTTCTGTACAGTGGTTAGGACTTGAGGGAATGGATAAAGGCAACGTTGATGTGCTGATAGCTCCCTGGAATGAGATGTATTTCAACCAGGTTGAGAGTTTCCCGGAAAGCAAGTTCAAGGATATGGTGGATGCGAGCAGTTCGGCGTTTACAGAACTTGAAAGCGGAAATACATATTCCGCACCTCCGACAGATGGAGGATTGAGCAAAGAAAGTTACTGGCGAAAGTGAGGTGGTAAAGATGGCCGATAACAAAGAAATTGGACGAATAGGACAAAGGCGATATGGTGGAGTGATTTACGAAGAGTTCCTGCATGAGCTTAGAGGAAAACGAGGGATAGAGGCTTACAGAGAAATGTCTGAAAATGACGATGTTGTAGGCGCTATCCTTTTTGCTATCGAGATGTTGGTTCGACAGACTGATTGGAACGTGGAACCTGGAGGAGATAGCCAGGCAGATATTGATGCGGCAGAGTTTGTCGAAAGCTGCATGAATGATATGCAGAACACATGGATTGACACCATATCAGAAATCTTGTCATTCCTCACATTCGGATGGAGCTATCACGAGATTGTTTACAAACGAAGAATGGGGAGGACAAAAGACGGTAGAACACGAAGTAAATATGCAGATGGGCTTATCGGATGGAGAAAACTTCCGATACGAGCGCAGGAAACCCTTTACCAATGGGAGTATGACGATGAGGACAATCTGAAAGGAATGACGCAGATGCCGCCTCCATCTTACAACCTGTACACGATTCCGATTGAAAAGGCATTGCTTTTCCGAACCAAGAGCCGAAAGGACAACCCGGAGGGCAGGTCTATTTTGCGTAATGCGTACCGTTCCTGGTATTTCAAGAGAAGAATACAGGAGGTTGAGGGCATCGGTATTGAACGTGACCTTGCAGGACTTCCGGTAATATATGGACCGTCAGATTTAGATATCTGGAATCCTGACGATGAGCAGGCGCAAGAAATCCTGAACGGATTACAGACGCAGGTTAGGAACATCCGCAGGGATGAGATGGAGGGCGTTGTTCTTCCAGATGGCTATAAACTGGAACTATTAAGTACCGGAGGCAGCCGACAATTTGATACAAACGCAATCATCAACCGCTATGATAACCGTATTGCAATGACGGTACTGGCGGATTTTATATTTTTGGGGCATGAGCAAAACGGCAGTTGGGCGTTGAGTTCCGATAAAACGGAGCTGTTCTCAATGGCGTGCGGAGCATTTCTTGATATTATCTGCGAAACATTCAACAGCCAGGCAATCCCGGCTTTGATTGATATTAACGGAGAGCATTTCAAGGGCATCACAGATTATCCCAAAATGACGCATGGGGATATTGAGGATGCAGACATCACGAAAGTTTCTGCATTTATCAAAGATATGACCGGTATCGGTGTACTGGTTCCCGATGATGGTTTGGAAGATTACATTAGACAGGTGGGACATTTACCGGAGAGAACATCTGACACAAGAACACCTGATGAGGTAAGAGCAACACAACAGACGCAGAACCAACCGCCAGAAAGCGCAACGGCGGCAGGGAAAGAGCCAAAGGATGGCGATGGAGAAATACCCAGTGACATTACTGAAGCTGCCAAACGGCGGCTAGGGAGGTACTAATCATGGCAATATTGATAAGACCTGGGAAGAGGTTCAGAAAAGCCAGAGCCGGTAACGGTGCGGAAATCCTGAAAAAGTTGGAGGATTACCTAAAATCAGCCAGTACAGAGCCGGTTGAATTGTTATGCGGATTCTGGAAAGACCAATCCAATGCCATCACATACCAGGAATTAAGACAGGCGGTGCTTGATGGAGAACTGGACGAAAAGACAGCAGATGAATGGATGCAGGACTACTCATTACTGGTACAGGGAAAGCTCAACGGTATGTGGCAAAATGCAATCGTAGCCGGTTCCACCAGTCAGCCGATAATCCAGGCTCTTGCAGATACGGATTACATTTTCTCGACGAAGCAGGTTATTGGATGGATACAGGAAAGAGGAGCAGAGCTTGTGACGCAATGCACCGATACGCAGAAAGAGGCAATCAAGGTATTCCTGGAAAAGACAGTCCGGGAAAGACATTCGGTTGATGAGCTGGCGAAGATGATTCGCCCATGCATTGGACTGACGAAGCCACAGGCGAAAGCAAATATCAAATACTATGAAAATATGGTCAAGACCTTGAGAGAACAGCATCCGAGAATGAAAGCAGAAAGCATCCAGAAGAAAGCCAGGGCAGCCGCAACAAAGTATGCGGAACGTCAGCACCGGCAGAGGGCGGACAATATTGCACAAACGGAAATGGCATACGCTTACAACAAGGGAGCTGATGAGAGCGTGCGACAGGCGCAGGAACAGAAACTTATAGGCGAGGTCATAAAGAGATGGAGCACATCAGGCGATGATATGGTGTGCTCTTTGTGTAGTTCTTTGGAGGGTGTGGAAATTGGCATGGATGAGGAATTTTCTTTCAAGGGAATAGGAACCAAAGTTACAACCGACCTCACACCACCAGCGCATCCGAGATGTGCGTGCGCTATTGAGTACATAGAGGTCACACCTGATAAAAATAAAAAGTAGAGGAGGCGAGGAATCATGCAGAAGTTTTCGGAGCTGATAAAGAAATCAACGGAAGATGGAGCCGGAAAGAAGAAACCGGCAGTGCAGAAAGGGCGGTTCAAGATTACAAAATCTGATGATGATAAGATGCTGGCGTTTGGATGGGCGAATGTATCCATCACCGCAGATGGGGAACTGATAGAAGATTACCAGGAGGACATCATCGAACCGGAGGAACTTGAAAGTGCTGCTTACAAGTTTGCAGAACTGTACCGGGAGGGCGGAGAGATGCACGAAAGAGGCGGAGCCGCAGTCCTTATCGAATCGGTGGTATTTACCGAGGAGAAAATGAAAGCAATGGGAATCCCGGAGGGTACGTTACCTGTCGGATGGTGGATTGGCTTCAAGGTGCTTGATGAGGATGTCTGGGAAAAGGTCAAGAGTGGCGAATACCCGATGTTCTCCATTGAGGGAGAAGCAGAGCGAGTGGAGGCTGAGGAAGAATGACAATACTTGCAGGAATAGGGATTTTCCTTTTCGGTGTGGCTGTTGGGGTGCTGTTAATATCCCTAAGTACAGTCACGAGAAAATATTTTGATGAAAAATAATAGCGGTAATACAGGGAGGCATCCGGGAGGGTGCTTTTCTTGCATTATAAAGAATTTTTAAGAAAGGAGCAGAGCGATGGCAACAAAATTGAAAAACCTCAAAATCACAAAAGTTGATTTTGTGGACGATGGAGCCAATCCAGAGGCGCACATCCGATTGTTTAAGAGCAAGGACGGTGTGGAGCCGCCACATGATGAGGGAGCAGAGAAGAAACCGAATATCTGGAAACGCCTGATTACGGCGATTACAAAAGCCGCAGGAAGTGAACCGGATACATCGGAGCTGGAAAGCGTGATAGATGATATTCAGAAGAGTTCGGAGAGCTTCGGAGAAAGAATTGCCGAAGTAAAAAACCGAAAAATCGCAGATGAAATCTGGGATATCTGTTACGCCCTCCAATCTTCTCTGTGTTCCATTCTGAATGATGAGGAAATGGATGGAACCAGTGCAGCAACAGCAATGCAGGAAAGCCTTGACGAGTTTTGCGAGTTTACAAAAGATGCAATCTCGCAGTGGTCCAGTGGTAAGGCAACCAACATTGTGAAGAAAGAGGAGGTTACGGCATCAGATCTGGCGATGATGAAATCCATCCGCAAGAGATTGGATGATACCATCGAAAAAGCAGAAAAGGCGCAGGATGAGCCTGGAACCGGAGAACCAAAGAAAAAGGACCAGAACAAAAATCAGAACGATGCGAAAGGAGCAGAAGAAATGAAAATTGACAAGAGCAAACTTACACCTGCAGAACTGGCTTTCTTACAGTCCATTGAGAAGCGTTACGGTGAAGAGGAGGGAGCCGCAGGAGCAGAGGGCGTAACTCCACCGGTACAGAATCCGGAGGGAACACCGGCAACAGAGGTTGGTAAATCCAATACACCAGCGCAGGGAACAGATGGCGGAGAGGATATCTACAAGGGTATGCATCCGGCAGTAAGAGCAGAACTTGAGAACTTAAAGAAGTTCAGAG